ATAGACTGGAATAGAGTTTCTTTCAATCCTCCACTCGAGCTGTTTGAAGCCGCGCAAGCATCGAATTCCATGTCTGAAACAACATAGACCTTCTTTACCATTTCGTCTTTACGAAGTCCATTCTTGATAGCGGTGTTTAGGATCAGATCGAACACTGCTTCAACGTTGGTGTTCATACCCCAGTCGGCTTTCGACAGATTACGAACCTTGTCGGCAATCGTGCTGCCTTTTACGGTCTGGAGTTTAGGCGAACCCGAGAATGTGATGAACTTGTTATGGAATACTCCCTTGTTCCTTTCAGCTGCATAGATCGCGAGCGAAACAGAGATCGAAAGTGGGAGATAGTTGTTGCTGCACATAGATCCCGACGTATCTGTAACTACGATGGCGTTTTCCTGAGTTCCTTCAAGGTAGTCAGGAAGAGCGTTCCACAGTGCATCGAGACTATCTCTGGTGCAGTCGTGATCGAAGCACTTGCGGACGATGTCGTATGGATACAACACTCCCGCCTTGATGGTCTTTTCACCCTTCTTTACGGCTTCGAGGAACGAACGATAGCGGTCTCCATCATGGCGGTGGAATGCCTTACGATAAAGAACGTTAGCCTGTGAAGGAACACGTTCGTAGTTGACATCGCTCCACTCACCTGCAGAAAGCTTGCTCTCTACGATGTCGATCTTTCTACGGAGAGATGAAAGAGTCTTTCTGTATGAACGAGGAGAAGTGCCGAGGTAGCTGATGAGCTTCAAAGCCTGGTACTTGCTTTCCTTTGAAGAAGCGTTTTCTGAAGGAAGCCACTTTGCTAGAATCGAAGGATTTGGAGTTCTCATGTCTTTGTTGAGCTGATTGACGATGAGGTCAACTACGTTTCTTTCGAGATCTGTATTGAACAGGACGAACAGATCGTCCCACCTACCGTACTCAGGGATGAGGCTGAGATTCTTCTTCAGCCAGTTTCGAGTTGAAGAGTCGTTTGCGAGGTGCTTCAGGATTACTCTGAAGGTTCGTCTTTCACCCTGACCGCCACGGATGTCTCTGAAATAGAACAGAGCCTTCATGGCATAACGAGGATTTTCACAGAATGCGATGTCGAAGAGATTGACGATGTCGGCTTCCGACCTTTCGCGCAATGCACCTGCAAGAGAGAAGAAGTTCAGAAGGTCTGAACCTGTCGTCTTTCTGGCTACTGCGTCATTTTCAGTGAGAGTGAAGTTGGTTTCGTTTTCAAGAGCTCGAAGAAGTTTTTCAGACATGCTTTTCTCCTTTGTGTGAGGGGACTAGACCCATTTTTTTCTTTTTCATTAGAAGAAAGTTTGTGAGTTGCTGTTAGGGTCAATACAAAAATAAACTAGACACTGTAACAGGCGGACCATCGCCAACATCGGAATCGAACCGATTGTATTGCTAACAAGGCAACGAGTGTAGTATTGCTGTGAGTGTCTAAAATAAATAATCTCTAGGCGCCATCCATAACGCAGGATTTTACGGGTCTTTAGAGGAACCACCCTTGGTGAAGCCCCGTGGAGCTTCTGCTCATAAGAGTATGATTGCTGTATGCGCCTACAAAGTCAAAGAACGATAAACTCAAGATGCAGCCCTTAACGCGGTACTACGAGCTTTATCGAGTGAAAGCCAACACGCCCTGAGTATGGTCACAATAAGTGTGTTTGCTGTATGCATCTTATAAAGAATCTACAATCAAGGCACTTTATAACAGGTCAGATTAGAGGTCTGAGGTTTATAAGTAGTTTTGCTGTTAGTGCCTTCATTATTTATATTAACATATTTTTAGTAAAAATGCGCACAGTTGAAAAAAGATTATCCAAAAATTTCATCTTCATCATCGTTTTGACGAGATTTTTTACCTCCAAAGCTGACTTCATCTAGATCGACGAGATCTACTTCATCACTTTCTTCAATTCTCATGTACCGATAGTTGATTTTACAAGGTATTTCCATTCTTGCCTGACCACTGCGGTTTTTTCCAATGTACAATCTGAGCTTATTTGCGACAAACTCTTCTTTTGTCTGACGGGCAACAAGAACCAAGTCTGCTATCATAGCCTTCTCCCATGATTCTGACAAGTTGGAAATGTCGGATTCGGCTCTGTCGTAACCGGCTCTATTGATTTGAGATGCAGTCCAGACAGGGCATTGAAACTCCGATGAAAGAGCCTTCAGTTGTCTATAGATCAATCCAAGGTCTGATCTTCGTTCTGTATTCTTCACTGATGATTTCATCAAGTCGGCATAGTCTACTATAATCAAGTCGGGTTTCTTTCCACTCGACATGATCTTTCTTTTGATGTAAAGAGACAACATCTCTTTTGTTAGAACTTCAGGAGGAAACTCTTTCAGCAGCAAATAGCCTTTTGGATGCTCATCTGTAAACTTATTTACGTATTCATCTATTACAGAGGTCGGACTATTGATAATGTCGAGAATCGGCTTGTTAGCGATAAGACAGTCGTATCTTGTCATGACTTCTGATGTTGACATTTCTAATGAAAAATGAAACACTGTCTTTTCTTTTAGAAGAGCTTGATAACCGATGTTTACGAGGAACAGCGATTTTCCAAATCCTGGAGGAGCTGCAATAAAATACAGCTTGTTAGGATACGCTCCGCCTACAAGGTATTCGTTTAGTCGGTCAGAAAAAGTAGGAATAATCTTTGCAGTGTTGATTATTGATTTATCTCGTTCTCTTTTTGCTACATCATCTAGTTCCATTTCGCCAAAGTCGGCTTCGAATGTAAGATCGTTTAGAAGGCTATAGATGTTTGATTTTATTAGAGCTAGATCTTTTTCATCCATTATTCCGAGACTCATGTTTGAGTCGGCGTTCTTTACTGATGCAACGATTTGCTGTGCATTCTTGAGCAGGACGAAACTCTCTATTTTTTCGGTGAAATACTTTATACATGAGCCTTCGTTTATGTCGTTTGCTTCTCTACGAGCCATTCCTTTTTCTATTATTTTCTCAAGCTTCTTTCCTTTGAACTTTTCAATAATGTAGAACTTATCGTTATTTGCCAGTCTGTCTTTTATGGTTTCTACAAACTGATCTTGTATTTCTGGATCTTGTATGACGGGCTCATCGAAATAACGGAACTTTAGAGCTCGCTCGAAGATAAACAAATGATGCTCATCAATAGATTCGAGCAAAACATTTAAAAGATTGATGACCATCTCGTTGCTAATAGAAATATACTTAGTTATGATTTTATTTTCCTCCTTCCTCGCTTACATATAAATACAGTTTATCGTTTATAGCTCTCCATATTGTCAAATAACTTACTTTAAACATTTTAGCGAGTTTTCTAATCGATAGATGAGCATGAAGATTTTTTATTTCATCAATCTGTTTTAATGACAACTTTCTATCTTTTCTTTTATTACTCATTTTTTTTCTAGAATCAATAGAAACAACATGCCCTAATGCGTATTTATTCCCTTTATTGGCTTTTGATATCGCTTTTTTTACTTTTTCTGAGCAAGGTATTCCTTTATTCCATGGCTTTTTTCCTAGATTTGCCTTACTTATTCTTTCTTTAGTCTCTTCTCTGCATGGTGTTCCTTTGTTCCAAGGTTCTTTCCCCATACGTGCTTCAGACCATTTTTTTCTAGTTTCTTTCGAGTGTTTTATTCCTATATTCGAACTGCATATTTTTCTTATAGAATAATCGGGTTTGATTTTATCTGTATAATGCTGTTCTCGTTCTATAAGCTGTGATTTGTCAGTAACTTCTTCGATTATTTCAAATAAGAAGTTTTTCTCGCCATATTTATTCCAAGCTCGTTGAAGATATCTGCTATGATGTTCTCCATTTTTTAAGTCTTTTTTGTGCCTTCGAAATCGACTTTCAATATTTTGACTGCTTCCAATATAACACTTATTACTAATAATATTTGTTATCTTATATATTCCTTTTTTCATCGATTACTTCCTTTATTGTTTATTACTATATTAGGAAGAAATCGAGGTTTATTTTGTAATCAATGATGAATAAATATCATTCTTTTACCTCAGAAGAATAGAAGAGTGGGCAGCAAGCTGCAACTTGCATTTAATACTCAGCGTAACCCACATCTTGTTTGATTTAGAACGGAATGTCGTCGAAGCTCTGATCTTGGAAAGCAGGAGTTCCTTGAGATGGTACACCTTCGCCTGAAAAATCAGCACCAGCAGCGGGAGCTCTATACTGGCTTCTTCCAGAGGACTGATCAGGAACTTGGCCACCAGAAGCTTTGATTGATCTATTCTCGGCGATGATTCTTGCGTTTTCTTCCATGAAAGACCATGCGAAGAATGGCATTTCGTTCATGACCCAGTAGGCTTCTTCTGCGGAAAGAACGAAAGAGTTAGACGTGTTGGAAACAGACGAATAAAGAGTTAGAACTGCAGAGAATGGAAACTGATAAGGGTCTTTTTCCCACTTGGCAGCGTCATTCTTACCAAGATTTTCGGTTCTCTTTACAAAGAGGCAGGACTTTTTCTTTTCACCCGAGACTTCAAAGAAGTGCTCGATTGCATAGCCGTCTTTAGGGACCTGCCGCTGAGGGTTGAGAACGTTTTCAACCATTCTCTTTACTCGAAGAAGTTCAGTGAATCCGAAGACCATGGTGATCTTCTTGTCATAGTCGAATCTCTTTTCGACTGGCTGACCGTTTTCATGAAGCTGAGGTGCTATTTCGATCTTGAACTTTGCGACGTCTTTAAACGATCCGAGTTCGAATCTTATAACTGACGTCTTGTGATAGAACTGCTCTGATACGATTGTCTTTGGTGTTGCCATTGTTATTTCTCCTTTATAGTCGGTGTAGACGTTGTATTATGATTTAATTTTACCACGGATTCTTGTTTTTTGCTCATAGGTGCATTAATAATGAATCCGTTGACGTAGATTCCCATTGGAATCTCTATTTTATTTTCGTTGTTTTTAATCTGTATTTTCTTCATGTTTTAGTTCCATTTTTATAGCGATCTTGTCTTTCTTGATTTCAAACGCTTTTGATCTCATCTTTTCAAGAAATCGTTTTCCTGCGGTTTTCTTTCTATACTCGTAGTACCGATTTTTTGAATCATCGCTAAGCTTTGTATTCTTCTTTAGCACATAGCTGAATGGTGAAAACTCTAGATTGTACGACTGGTATAGAACATCGACACAATCTACTCTAATGAGATCTACGAAATAGACTTCTTGAATGTTTTCGCTATTGAACTTGTCGATTCTTTCTAATGATGTACCCTCTTGTTTCAGTAGCATCATAGAGGTTAGAGCGTCGCATAGCATGATCTGACCTGAATACTTGTCAATGTTTTCTATTCTTAGGAAGTTTTCTGTAAACGAGCCTCTTTTATTGTCATGATTGAGCTTGTCATTCTTTAGAGCATCGACTTTTTCAAAGTTTATTATTCGTTTATTTCCTGGTTTTAGATTTTCTATTTTCTCAAACTGAATCTTTCCATCTTTTTCGATAAGTATTTTTGTGCCTTCTGAAAACATGGCTTCAAACCCCAGTTCATCTTCAACAATCCAGACTCTACTGTTCGTCATTTGGATTGATGACAGATAAAGAGGAGTGTGACGAGAGCTCAGAAATGCAGAGTTTACGAGGCTGGCGTTTACTTTTTCGCCCATTCTAAGCTGTTGTTCTTGAACGTTATACAGATGTTTATTGAGGAACTTCGCAAGTTCTTCAGTTCGATACCTCGGTCCTCCGTACCGATTTGCGTAAATAGAAAATGTATGCAGCAGACTCGTGAGATTGATCATGATTTTATTTTGAGGTCGTTTCTAACCTTTCCGTCGATGACAGGTTTAGGTCCGCCGGCTTTATTAGAATACTTCCTATGGGCAACACCGACAGAACTAGAGTTCATGTTTATTTCACCTTGAAAGTTGATTATCTGTTCTTTTTTTGTTAGACTGCGTCTAGAACAAAGCTTATTGTCACACGTAGTTTTAGTAAAGCTTTCATAGTCGGCAAGACTCAAGTGGATTTCTTTTACTGAGCCGCACGACGGGCATTGGAATGCGTAAATCATTATAATCTCTCCATTTCGTTTAGATTGTTTCCGACAAATGCTTTATACGTAAACTTAGGAAGTTTCATTTTTATTTCGCCATCTTTTTGAAGAACTAGTCGATTGAAGTGCTTTGCACCATTGACCAGATCGAAATGCACTAGTTCGAACATCTTAAGTTTTTCTTTCACTGTTTCAAGATTTTCTGTTGGAACATTGAATACAGCGGCGTCGATGTTTAGCATGCACTGTTTTACTCCAAGATCTCTAGTTTCTCCTATGAAGTCGAAACAGTTTACAACCATAAAATCAGCAGTCGTAGCTTGAAACGGGAAGTTGTGAGCGCTCAAGAATGATTTGAAGAAGTTTCCATCTTTACCTTCCGTCATGTCATCGTCAGAAAATCTTCTCATTCTCCAGCTAGCAGAGAAAATCATGTGATTCATCTTTAGGAAGTTCTCGAGTTTGTATCTGTAATCTTTCATTCCGGCGTATCTATCATAGAAAATAGATTTGTACGCTTTGACGTCTGCAACGCTCACTCCCGTTTCTTTTGCGATTGTTTCATTGCCTGAAAGATTTAGCATTGCCAAGACGAATGCCTTTGCAATGTTTCGTTCTTTTTCGCCGATCCCTAATCCTGCGAATAGTTGTTTTGCGAACCTCTCGTAGTAATCTCCCTCTTCATTTAGATCGTTGATGAGATTTTCATCTTGTGATAGAAGAGCTGCACATCGTAGATCAGCAGAGTTCAGGTCAATGTACAGGAGCTTATGACCCGGATCGGCTAGAAAATACTGTGATGCTTTTGTTCCTATCTTCATTCCGTTTAGATACGGCTTTCCGTATAGCATTCTACCTGTTACGGTTGAGAAAATAAACATGTCGGCATGAAGACGTTTATCTGAAGATTCTTCACATTTCTTCAGAGTGGGCTTGACGATGTTATCTAGCTCCCATCCCGAACATGCAATAGAACCTTTTGCCATTCCATCGCAGTCGACCGTAAGTCCGTTCCATTCTGTTTCAAGCTTTACCGCCATCACTTTCGGTGCTATACGAATCAAGTGCTGTTTAGAAATAGGATTGTCTTCTATTTCTCTTTTTAGACGAGTTGTCAGCGAATACTCACCTGCGGCATCTTCAGCGGCGTATTTCAACGAACCAGTGGCAGCTTCTATAATCTGTTCTGGAGTGTAAGATTTCCAGTTTTGTATGTAATCTAAATACTTTTGAACAAATGCATACTGCGCGAAGTTCAAGAGGTCTCTTGACGCTGCTTTTAGATTATACCCTTCGACTTTTCTGTTTTCGCACAGAATGTGAAGTAGATGCATGCCGTCTAGAAGACGATTGCACCTTAGGAAATCTCGGTATGTTTTTCCATAGAACGTACACGTACTGAAGACCTCAAATCCAATGTTCCACGCAATAAATGTTTTTGGCTTTTCAAAGAGGTATTTACCAAGAAGTTCAACGATTTCTTTTGTTTGACCGTTCTGATAGCATCCCACTAATCCAGGAAGACTTAGATTTATACCATGTCCGAGGTTGTCTTCAGTTGAAGCTGAAAACACTTTTATTTCGTGGAAATCTTTATCCCAGAACCTCAAACCTGTTGTTTCATAGTCTATTGCTATGTAGTGCCAATCTGGAAGGTCAAACAGGCTGTATAGATAAGACTTTGCTTCATCGTATCTCATGTGCATTTTGATTTTAGGCGAAAAGCCATTTTCAACAACATCTATAGGCCAGTTCTGTCTAGTTTCCAACGATTTGCTAAGATACGACTCTTTTAGCGATAGATTGAAG